CCCAAGGGTGTGACCAATATTGTGTCTCCAACACCACTGGCTTATTAAATATCATGGCCTCAAGTGCAGAAGTAGATGGGATTGAACAAACTATATCACTATTAAATAAAGTATTTCCAAGAGACCACACATCCAAATTGGATAAGCAATACATGTTACCATCATATTCCTTTACTCCATAAGCAAGTCCTTTATTTAATGATGGGTCTGTTATCATTTGAACTTTAACTGTAGGAAATTGTTGATTTATTAAATTATAAATCCAACTATCCCCATTCCTTATCGGATGTGTTTTAATAATAACTTGACCACCAAATTCTTTAGCTGCCTCCATGAAGTTACGATAAGTTTCAAATACCCATTGTGATATTTCACCGTTTGGTAGAAATAAAAATATGGGTTTATTCATATCAAATCCCAATTCATTTACAAATTTTTCTCTATTATAATAATCCGATTTTCTATAAATATCAAAATGAGCGGGGCCTGTTATTTTTACATTTGGTAAAGGTTCTTCTACTCCAAGACCATCTAAAGAACCTATTGGATGCCAAAACATTACACCCCTTTTCCTATTAAAAATACGTTCAAAAAAACTGCCCCAACAAAGATATAAATTTGGAGTAACAACCATTGGATGAAAAATGGCGTCAATAAAGTCCTGCACAATTATTATTGGTATACCTAATTGCTTACCAATTTTCTGAAAATTTACATCAAATGTATGTGCTGGAACATCTGAATTACTACAAGATATTATTGCAGAAATATTGCTTTTTTCTATTGTATTCTTTATTCCTACAATAGAACCATCAATTGCTATATCTGAAAAGAACGTAACATCTTTAAATTCCTCTCTCCATTTATTAGAAACTTCAGCGGTTGATGCTATAATAATATTATATTCTGCCTTAAATAATTCAAACAATTCTGTTCTTAATAATATCCTTGTGCATCTTTCCATACTCGTAGTAATTAATATAGTCTTTTTCAATTATTCTCCTTCATATAAAAGTGTAAATAACATCATACATACATTTGCTAAATCTGTCAATTCCCCCATTACAGCAATCCTGTTGATTTCATTTTCTTTTTCATTTTTACTTTTTTTATATTTTTTAAAAGCTTCTACAACTTCGGCAAATTCCTCTGTAAGTTTACCTTTAAAATACTCCAAATTATAAGTTCTCCATTCACCTTTTCTCTCAGTATTCAAGGATATAATTAAATCCATATTTTTAACAAAAATCTCCAACTCTGTTCTCATATTATCCCCTAAGTTTTGCTATTATTGGTATTTCTGATTCTTGTATTATTTTGTTTGGTTCACCCAAACCTTCTTCTATTTCCCCTATATACTTAATTAATTTCCTAAGTCCTTGAGGTTCAATAGATGAAGCTTGGTCTGTTCCATACATACGTCTGTCCATTGTTATATGCACTTCCACCATCTTAGCTCCATAAGCTACTGATAATGCTGGAAATAATATCCCACCACTGTGATCAGACCATCCCATTGAACAATATGGAGTTCTAAAATAATGTGATAAAAACTTCAATTGATTGAGATTAATATCTTTTGTTGGACAAGGATAGGACGAAGTACACCCTAAAACGTACTTGAGTTTTCCACTATCAACTATTAATGAAACTGCTTTTTGTACAGTTGCCAAATTGCTCATACCTGTTGATAATATTAAATCAAATCCTGATTCTTTACATCTATTTAAAAAATCCATATCTGTTATTTTTGCCGATGGTATTTTCAAATAAGGCATGTTTGGAAAATTCTCTTTTAAGAAATCTATACTTTTTAGATCCCAGGATGAACAAAACCACTCTATATTTCCTCTACCTTTACAATACATATCAATTTCTTGATATTGTTCTAAATTAAATTCAATACCTTCCTTCTGTGACCTCTGCGTTTTTCCCCAAGGGGAATCTCTTGGGCTATCTAAAAATTCTTTTGTATAACAAGAGTTAATGTCTCGTTTCTGAAATTTTACATAAGGAATATTTAAATCAGAGCAAACATCTATTAGTTGTTTAGCTATATTTATATCCCCGTTTGCATTCAGGCCAATCTCACCAACGATTATAGTTTCCATCAAACCCCCTTATTTAAATCCCATTTTTTATTCTTCCATGTCTTCTTTAAATCTCTGTAAACTCTAATAAGCCCGTCCCACACAACAGAACCATCTTCTTTTTGGTATAGAGTTGAACCACCATCTGTATTCCTTCTTGCCAATTTTCTCAACCGTCTTGCAGTTTTTCCACGCATAAATCCTCCTTATAAATTTATCTTAGTAAAATTATTTTTTATATCCATGCAGTATTCTAATGAATGTATCCCATCTTCCAAAGTTGCTAAATTTACCTGCTTTTCACCATTTAATAAGCTAAGGAATGCTTTCATCTCATCCATGAATAAATCATTCCAAACAACAAATTTATCCATTAAATCAAAAGTTTCTGTTTTTTCTGTACCATAAATAATAAATTTTCTTGTAGGTATTTTAGATAAAAAATCCAAATTTATAATAACAGGAACACAGGTATTTGTCAATTCTAAATTACTTAAAATAGTAATATTGTCTTCAACATTTGAATTAGGAATATTTAACCATTGTCCATATATTGCAGATATTGGATAAAGTTTTCCAAAAATCCATGTTAAATAATCTATCTCATGTATTTGTGAGAGTAAAACACCCCCACCATTTTCTTTCTTTAAGGCATAAAAATTAGTCAAATCTCTACCATTTGTCCAATTATATATACTATTACAATGAGATACTTCTATTCTATAAATATCACCGAATTCATTATTATCCACCATTTCTTTTAATTTATTTAATAATGGATGAAATCTCATCTGAAATCCTATAGCACACTTAACTTCCTCCCTTTCAATTGTTCCTTGTAATTTATAAATCTTATCTAAATTATTTGATAATGGTTTTTCAATAAATAAATTATGCCCTTCTTCTGCACATTCAATAGCAATATCAACTCTATTTGGTGGTAATGAACATATAAAAACTGCATCATATTTATTTAATAATGCTTCGTCTAAATTATAATAAATATTATTAATATTATAAATTTTTCTTAAATTATAAACATAAGATATATTTAAATCATTATTAAATATTCTATATTGTTCTTTTTTAGAACAAACAACATCAATTAGACAATCAGGAATTAAAATTTTAAGATTCCTAAAATGCCGTTGTCCTATATTCCCAAAACCACATATAAGAAATTTCATATTATAATATCCTTTTTAAAAATCCACACGGAGCGAAACTTAAATAAAATTTTTCACAACTTTCATCAATTATAAAATTTTTTGTTTTAGCCATAAACTCAAAAACCGCTTCTAAAGGCCCTTGAGTATTTGTATCCTCAACTATAATGTAAGAATCCAAAGAAATAAATTTACTATATATCTCAAGTTCTTTTAATACATGTTCTTTTGAATGGTCACTATCTAAAATAACAAAGACTTTCTTGTCTTTTATTCTTGGTTCAATAAATTTAGTTACCTCTTTGTCAACAGAACTTGCCCATAAATAAGTGATTCTATCATGTTTGGGTACTTTAGTTCCCCTGTCAATATCTATTGTAATTATTTCACCATGTCCCATAAGATCTAAAATTGAAGCAAAAAATAAAGCTGAACCACCTACTTTAGTACCAGTCTCAATAATTATATCAGGTTTTATCTTAAAAAGCAACTCTTGGTATATCCAACAATCTAACGGGCATTTTTGTATAGGCACGCCCAACCAATTAGTGTTTTTCCAAGTCCCTCCAATACAAGAAGATTCATAGTATAAATCATGGAAATCTTTAATTATTTTATCAACTTTTGCAATATCTTCATATTTTTTATAAAAATCTTCCCTATACATATTATATCAATTCCTTAATAAATTCCATTTGCTCTCTAATTGTTTCTTTTTCTTTTCCTTCCTCACCACGTGCTACTTGTAATGTAAAATTTCCCAAATAATCCACCCTTCTTAAAAATGTAAATATATCCCTCCAACCCTTCCTTCCAATAACTCCTGCGCCTAATGGGACTGTGTTTCCATTATTATCCTTTTCTTTTATATGGATATGAAATAACATGTCATGTATATAATAATTGTCTAATTCCTTAATAATATCTCTTTCACAATTATTGCCAATATCGAAACAACACCCTATTCCAAAATTATTAACTGAATGCCTAAATAATGTTCTATGTGAATAAGTCAAATCAGCTATAAAATTTAGTCCTGTAAAACTGTTTACATCCAAAAACTCAAATGCTATTTTTACACGATAATCATCTATTGCTGAGGATATTAATGATTTAATTGTTGGGAAATCCATATTTTTTTCATAAATAGGAATAATCAATAATTTACAACCAATTCTCTTAGCAACATTGGCTATCCAAGTTAATGTCTTTTTAGCAACAATTAATTCCTCATTCCTAATTAAATCCAAATCCATTAAATAGTCTAAACATAAAGCATTGACGGATACTTTAGAATATTCGATTAAATTTTTAACCCCTTCACAGGAATAAAAATCACCCATTAATGGATTAGTTATATTACTTGTAACTACCCATTCAATATAATCTAAATTCAGTTTTTCAGCTTTATAAAATTCATTTGGAATTTCACCTGCACCACTTGGGAAAAATTGAATATTTTTTCTCCCCTTTGGTGCAGTAAGCCTTCCCTGAATAACTCCTATTAAATTATTCATTTACTATTCTCCACCAAATATAAGCAAGTTAATAAGGTATTAGCTAAATAGTTTAAATTTTGACTCTGTGGGTAATCCTTTAAACCAAAAAATTCTATAACTTCTGTTGTACCACCTAAATGAAATAAATGCTTTACAGAATCTTTTGAAATTCTTGGATTCATAAGAGCATAATCAGCATCTTCATATTCATTTCTTATTATCATTATTACCTCCTAATTATAAATAGTATCCTCAATGGGAATATTATTAGCGGGAATCACTTCATGCCAACAAACACCCCAATAATCTGTTATTCTTTTACCAGATAATTTCCATCCAGGAATTGTATATCTATAAGAATATCTTGTGTAAATCCCACCTTCGGGATGTATCCAAATATGGGATGTAGATTTACCTTCTACATCTGAAGAATCACTTCCTAATCTAAGAGTATCTAATAAGATCATAACAACCCTTCCAATATTTTATTCATCATTATATTTTGATAAAATCCTATCCAGTATTCTCTATTATAATTTGTTTTTGTATGACAACTTTTGCATAAAGTTATTAAATTTTCTGGTATATTATTTTTCTTATCATAATCTATGTGATGGCAATTCAACCCTTCGGATAAATGTTCACAATTGGGGTTTTGGCACTCATAATTATCTCTTTCTAATATAGATTGTTTTAACTTTTTATTGAATTCAATTCCATAAAGTTCAAAAGACTTCCCATTTTGCCAATTCCAATGATTTTTGCCTTCATGCAATTCTGATTGTTTTTGTTTAAATTCTTCTGTTTGTTTTTTACCCTCATGTGATTTCCTATTTTTTTGATTAGATTCTTCCGTATGTTTTTTACCATAAAAAGGATTATTTTCACCATTAAAATCTATATGATTTTCTCTCATTTTTAGTTTTGTTTTTTCTGTCCTTTTTTTACCTTTATGAAATAAAGCTGTTAAAAAATGAGAAGCACAGCCACAGGACTTATCTCTTTTCCCATGACTCATACTTTTTTCTATTTCTTTTAAACAAAAAGGGCATAAAAATAAACCAAATCTTACCCAAGTTTTATTCATCAACCTTGTTCCTAAATCTTTAATTAATTCCATACTATAATTATAGCAGATTTCTTAAATAAATCAAGAATATATTACCAACTTGTATAGCCACCATCACAAATAAGTAACTGCCCTGTCATATATGAAGAATCTTCAGAACACAAAAATTTAATAGCACTATTGAATTCTTCTTTTTTACTCATTCTTCCCATAGGTATTAATTCTTCTGCACTCTTAATAAATTCTTCTGATTGATTGTTTTCAACCATACTTGGAATTAAACAATTAACTTTTATTCTATTTCCATAGTAACAAGCTAAATAACGTGTTAAAGATATTATACCGGAAGCAGATACAGAATAACAAGGTGGTTTAATATATTTATTTGTGTATACTTTTTGATTAGGTGAAACAAGCCCTAATTGGGAAGTCACATTTATAATATTCCCTTTAAAACCTTCATTTTCATTCCTTAGCATATACTTTATACATTCTTTACTGAGCAAAAAAGATCCTGTCAAATTTACAGCCAAAGTTTTATTCCATTTGTCTAAGCTATAGGTTTCAAAACTATTATTTATATTTTCATTTGGTTGTTCATTGTAGGCTGCACAATTGATCAATATATCAATTCCAAATCTTTCATATACATTTCTAATTGTCTTTTTAACATCTGTTTCATCTGTGATATCAATGTCATAAAAATAGGAATTTTTACTTAATTTATTTAATTTTTTTATTGATAAATCTAATATAATTATTGTATTATTTTCATCCTTAGACAAAAATGAAGCAAATTCACTTCCCAATAATCCATGCCCACCACTTATAAGTATTGTTTTTCTATTCATTTATATAATCCCATCTCTTTAAAAACTTGGGGGCTGTTTTCCTTCATCAAGTATTCTGCATAGACAAAATCCTCTTCTGTATTAATGGAAATTCCAAATTCTTTATCTATAATTATCGGAATGCACGATTCTACTATTCTATTTCTATATTCTTTAAAAGCATCTACTCTAACTGACCATGCACCCACTTCTTTGTATAAAATCTCATTTTCCTTTTGTCTCATCTTTCTATCACTATACAATTTTTCCCAACTATATCCATTATTCTTATTACATCTCCAATATTGTCCTATATCTGGGTAAACCAAGAAAGAGGAATAGGCTCCTTCACCTATTGCTGAAAACATTAATGCTAAAGACTCCACTGGTATTAATGGGGAAGTCACTTCTATTATTGATAAAATACCATCATTTATGTTATGTTTCTCTAATTCATAACTGCATACTTCCTCAGTTGTTGTAACATCTGTTGATAAAAAATCAGGTCTTTTAGATAAAATGAGTGAATCCTCTTTCATAAAGGAAAAACTATCTTTAACTCTGTCAAGATACCAATCCGAATCTGAAGAAACTATAATTTTATTCACTTTTCCCATATGGTACAAATTATATAATTTCTTAATTGTCCAATAATAAAGTGGGAGGTTGACAAATTCTCTTATATTTTTATTTTTAATTCCTTTACTACCACTACGCATAGGGACAATTACGGTATTAATCATCAGTTTCCTTTCTTCTGAATACCCAAATACATTCTGCTCCGTTTGCTGGACTTGGGATAAAGACCTTCTCGTGAGTTATAAATTGAAGATAATCAAGAAAACTCTTCACTTTTTCATCCACATTTTCTATTTTACCAGCCAAAGCTAATTTAATTCTTTTAGATAAATCTTCAACCATTCTATCATATAACCCTCTTCTATGATCAAATGTTATGATTCGTTCACATTCAAAATTATATTTTTCCATATATGCAAATATCCTATCCGGCATTATTATATGTTTATCAGTTTTTGACATCCCCGCATTAAGGAAAATTTCTAATGTTTTCCATATAACTCCACGAATATTTAGAAAATTAGGATGTTCCAATACAAACATACCATCTTTAGTTAATAATTTATCAGCTAAATAAAACAAAATCTCAGGGTCTTCTAAATGCTCAATTACTCCTATTGAAGTAATGATATCAAAGTAATTTATTTCACCACATAAATCATTTTCAATTTCAAACATTAGGTCTTCAAAACTTATATTTCTATAAGTATTTTTTATAACATCCGGTGTTGTCTCATCTATTATTTTACACTTATCTATACCAACTTCAGAAAAATCATAACCATGTATTTCTTTTGGATTTTCAAGCATAATAAATCTTTTAAGAAAATCCCCATCCCCGCAACCAAGGTCAAGCATTTTTCTATTATTAAGATGGGTTTTTACAGTTTTATAAACCTCACTATAGATTAAATCCAACGAAAATGTGTGAAAAGTCTCTTTACCTTCTTCATATATTTTATCATAAACTTCTTTAAGTTCTTCTGGCATTTTTAATATCCTCCAATATCTGTTGTGCTCTATGAATATATGTATGCTTTTCTAAAACTTCTTGTTGTCCCATATTTGCTATTGTCTTAGCCTCATCCATATGATTATTATAATAATAGCATAGATTTACCAAGTCGTCAAAGTTTTTGTAATAAACTAAGTGTTTTCTATCTTCAAATATATTTTCATCTCTAACTGCATTTGTTAATAAAAACCCACCTGCACAAAGTATTTCGTATATTCGTTGTTGATAACCAGAATCAGTTATTCCAATATTTAAATTTATTTTTGTCCGTGATATTATTTCTGCATATTTATCCTTATTATAAGAATATTGTATAGGAATTCCTTTATCTAATAAATAATTTATCATGTTAATCCTGTTATTGTTCAAATTGCCAATAAAACCAACATCTATGGTCTTCTCAATATTAACTTCTCCATGTGTATCTACACAAGCAGCTAAAGGCAACCAATAACTCTTTTTGTTAAACTGCTTGTAAAAGGGGAGTTCTGCCTTAGCAAATCCATAAACAATATCAAATAATGGTGCTTTAGTTTGAATGACAAAATTTGCCTCTTTGTTTGCTTCTACAGAATCTTGTATCCACAAAACTTTGGGCACTCTGCATAAAAAAACATCTTCTGGACAGACTCTTTCGCCCTTAATGCATAAAAGGAAGTCAACATCTGTTATATATTTTATTCTATTAGAAACTTCATATCTGCCCATTACTCTATAATCTGTTTCTAAAACATCCCAACCTAAACTTTTAAATGCTTTTGAAACAAAATATTCCATACCATATTTGTTATTAGAATCCGCTGATAAAAGGTGTACTCTTTTTTTCATAAGTATCTTCTTAAATCAAAAGGTAGATAGAAAAGTCCTTTACAATTATCACAACGCAAAGTATCATTTGATTTTGGTTTAGTCCCATCCAATAGTTCAATATTATATGCATTTAATATTGTATTAATTCCTATTGGTTCACCTACATAATAAAAAGCAATGTTAAAACAAGGTGAATAACCTATATCATGCAGTATAGGAATTTTCATTTGTAATGCACCAAATTTGGGTCTATTATAGAATACCATATATTTCTTCCCTTGTCTCTATCTATATAAATACCAAGAGAGGATATTGTGTGATATACCATATTGTAATCCTCAATAAAATCAGGGAAATATAAAATATGATGCTTTATTCTTAAATAGATAAGTGTGTCTATGAAAATTCTAAATTTTTCATCCATCTCTGCTGGACTAAAATTTGTATAATATCCTAGATTCCCATGACTTTTCTTTGATTCTAATGCATATAGTGGCTCACGGTATGTTATCAAAATTCTTGTATTTGGAAATACATTTGTCCATATACGAAGTAGTTCTGGATTTACAAGCAAACGTGGGTGCTTAACTACTATTTTATTAATTTTCTTAATTTCTATTTCTAAAAATAGTATTAAATCCTCTGTAAATGCATTATTTTGAAATGTAGTAACAATTTTCTGAAACTGTTCATCTTCCAACCCTGCATTAATTTCAGGACTCCATGAACCCCCAGTATCATACCCAATTTTATTTAAGAACTGAGCTAACAGAGAAGTTCCAGAACGAGCAAATCCTGTTATAATTAATTTTTTATCTTCTATATTCATGTCTTCTCCAAAAACACATCAAAACTCCAAGCATTATTTATCTTATCAAAAGACAACACCCTCCATTTATTTTCTTGCAATTTATTTAATACATTGGTATTAAAATCTTGTGGTAAATAGTCTGCTACATGTGTTGGATCCCCATCAGGGGTTCCCATATTTGGTATATATTTTTTATGGGGCACTATAAGTAGTAGCAACCCACCAGTTCTTAGTTTATTGCCCCAATCTTGTATTGCTTGAACGGGATCCTTCATGTGCTCAATACAATGACTTGCACAAATGAAATCTAAAGTTCCATCTCTAAAAGGTAGCTCTTTCGTACCATCCCACACAAGCTCTGGCGTCTTACCCCCATTACGGTCTTGGTCTATCCCAACTGCAAAATTTATTTTTTTCTTATTACTACAGCCAATATCCAAACCGTTCAGCATATTGCTTTGTATCTTTAAAAAATTATTTATAAACTCTGTCTCAGACCTCCATAAATGACTACCAGAAGTCTGCATAATCGTTTGTTGTCTACCCTCCGTCCATAAATCAGGTCTACGTTGTAAAGCCTTGTTAAATATAAGATTTTTCCAATACTGAGGATTATTATTTACTACAAAAGTTTGAGTATATTGCTCAGGATGTAATCTATTCTCTACTAATACTTCAGGTATATGTTTTAATTGAACAGAATGCTCTATAAGTCTAATTATGAAATCTGTATCTGCACTATAGGCTAATGTTGTGTCCCATCCACCAATTTCCAATGTTTTATCTCTTCTATAACATTGAAGATGCCCAATATTCTGCAAATCCATGATACTTCCTGATTTCCATTCAGGATATTTTCTTACCTGATTTGTCCCCATAACTACAAGATCTGAATATAGAAAACCTATCTTCTTATTCACTTCAGTATCAATAAAATCAGATAATTTTTGTAAAGCATCAGGCAACAATTTATCGTCATGGTCTAAACGGATGACCCATTCACCTAATGCGTAGTAAACTCCAATGTTATGGCTCTTCTGTAATCCAAGATTCTTATCATTCTTCACATATAATAAATTAATCTCAGACCTATCTGGTATATTAACAGTTGCACAACTATTTGAAAAATCATCAATAATAATAACCTCAAAAGGTTCTTTGTATGTTTGATTAAAACAAGACTCCACTGCTTCTGTTAAATATTGGGGCTGATTGTAAGTCGTTATAATTATTGAGAATTTCATCAGCAGCCCCCACATCCACCACAACCGCCTGACTTAGGTGTTTCCTCTACTTTATTCTCTATCTTTCCACTACATCCCCCACAAGTCTTGTCATATCTATTACCAAACTTCTTCTCAAACTCATCCAATAGATCTGAAACATTTGTCATAAATCCAATTGTTTCTCTAAAATCAAAATTTGTCAATATCTTGAATGCGTTCCATACCAAATCCTTAGTTAAGTCTCTATCATATTGTGCACAATTTGGTGACATTCTATTTACAAAATACTCACCAAAATCTTCTTCATAATTTTCCAAGGGCCTCAGCTTCTTTACATCAATTTTCTCTGTCTCTTCCTCCATTTTATTCTCCTTTAATTACCTATTGTTGTTTCTCTTAGCTCACCACGTTCAATTTTTTCGGCACAACAAACACACGCCTTATGATACTTATCTCCAAATTCACACATAAAATCTTTCATAAAACCATCTATTATTAAATACATAAGAACAGAATCTTCAAAATCAAATGTCCAGAAAACATGGGTAAAATGCAGTATCAATGACTCAATTATAAACTCATCTCTCCCACCCCAACCCTTTAATCTAACTGAAGCATACTCAAGGAAGTCATCCTCAAATTCAGCATTTGTTTTCAATTTCTTTTCATTCCCCAATTCTACATCAGTTTTCTTAACTTGACACTCCTTACAAGTACAGGTAAGATTATATTTATTCCCAAACTTACATCTAAATTCCTCAGCAATTTCATCTATATTCACACAAAACTTAATAGTATTTCTTTGCTGTAAAACCCATAAAATATTAGTGCCATGCCATACCAAATCTGCTACAGCCTTTTGCCCCATCTCTTTCCAACTATCTGTATAATTTAAAAGCCTTTCGGTACAATATTTATTAAGATCCTCTTGCAAATCTTCCAATGTGCCCTTTTTCAACTTCTTATCTATCTTCTTCTTTATTTTCATTTCTTTCCCCTTTAATTTAATTCTATCAGATTATACTAAGATGTCAATTAAATTTTTTGAATTTATTTTCCAGTTCAAATTAGCCTCAGCATATTTCCTTGAAGCAATTTGCATAGAATAAAGTAAATCCCTATCTTCTAATAATATAAGTTTTTCAGCAAAATCTACAATATCAATTTCTGCACTTTTAACAAAAATACCTTGTACTTCCTTCATTTCTGTTACTTTGCAAGTAAAACCATTTACTCCATCAACAACCCTCTCATTCATTGGTGGGGCATCCACTGTTATAATTGGTCTTCCATAAGCAGATGCCTCCAGGAAAGGAAGGCCATTACCTTCCCATCTTGATGGTAGTACAACCACATCAGCCTCTTTATAATATTGTTTTAATTGATTATTATCAACCGTTCCTGAAGTCTTAACAATCCCCTGGGCTTGTCCGGCTTGGCCTTCTTTTTGCGTGTGTATATGAAGATTCATTTTGTCACGGGGGCAAATATAACTGAAAGTCTTAATAACAGCATCTTCATTTTTTCTATCATTAACTCCACCAAAACCAGCCGGAAAAAATATTAATGGTTTGTCTTTTTTAACTGGTTCCTGCCATTGATAGGTATCAAGATCTACTCCCCACTGGACGCAAACTGTATTATCTAACATATAATCATTTGTTAAGAGGGTATGTGAGGATTTGGTAGGACATACTATGTATGTGAATTGTTTATAATAAGCCAGTTCAGCCGGATTAAAATTCTCCCACACGATATAATTAATGGATTTCACTCCTAATTTATTACATATTGGAAGAAGGTTTTTGGTATGCTGTTCCTCTACAAAAATTACTGTATCTAATTTATTAGATATTATCCATTGCTCAAAATCCCCATCATCTATTTGGTATGTAGGGTAAAGAAGCAGACTTGGATGAAAATAATCATCCCAGTATTTTATTTGTTTTTTGTTGTCTGCAACAGACATTCTGGCAAGAATAGAAATGTTCCAATTTGGAACGTGCCATTGAATAGCTTGCTTGATTTGTTGGCAAATTACACCTGAACCTCTATCAAAATATACACTGACTATACCAATATTCAATTATTGCTCCTTGTAGAAGTCTTCATATTATATAGTGTATCAGATTATTTTAAAAAAGGCAAGTTTTATTTAGGTAAGAGTCACACTAACAACTTTCCTGCATTGCATAGAAATCACACCACCAGCTATAATATCGTCTCCACTGGCTAAAACGTAGGGAGTTATTGAAATAATATCTGACCCAAGATCAAGGCAATAATCATTCACGTCCCAATTCTCACGCAAACAATTAGCCAATTTGGATAATCCCGTCCTCAATCCACGTCTTACATTTTTATCCGAAATATTTGCATGATAATAAGTAATATCAAAATTTGCAATAATTGTTTTTCGTTTAGGCATTGATTTCCATTCTTCTGTACTCGATGCGTATTCGATTGTAATTGCTGGATATTTTGAAATGAAAGCATCATCATTAGTTTCCAAAACAGAGTATCCTATAAAATCTTTATAAGTAGATATAACTGTTTGAAGGTTGGAAATAAAGCCAGCTATGTAGTCGGTTTGATCTGAAGGATTTGCCATTTTTTACCAAATAGAATCTATTTTATTTAATACTTTACCTTCTATTACTTGAAATACTTCCTCTGCCTCCTCTGAAGTTATCCAGAAAAAAGGTCGTTTTTTATCAAAGTAAATAGCATGAGGCAATTTATTACCATCTATTGCATACCTAAAAGAACCACCTGCAAAATTTGAGCTATCTTTAATCTCAAATATATTAGCATCCTTCCCTCTTTTTGTTGCTGAAGGATACATGGTGTCGGTCAAACGTCCGATGGCTGTGAGCTTACAAACCCTTTTCCCAAAAGAACCCACAGGAACTTGAACTCCTCTGCGTGTAGCAGAAACTTTCCATTTAAGATATTTCCTTGTCAAAGGTTTCCATGAAGTTTTACCCTCCTCAAAGCGTTTCTCTACAAAACTACTTATCTTCTTAAATACATCATTCCATATAGAAGTAGAAAAACCTTTATCCTGAAATAAAGATTTATCCAATGCATCAAAATCTCTGATTATAGAGTTAGCTCCATTTATTTCAACTTTCCATTCTATTTTACTCATAGGTAAATGCCCATAATCTCAGAATAATAATTTGTCCAATATTGTCTGTTGAAATTTGTCTTGGAATGACAACTATTGCATAATGTTGTAAGATTTTCTGGATTATTATTCTTTTTATTATAATCTATATGGTGTACATGTAAATTTTCTGTATTCATACATCCGGGTGTTTGACATATATTCATATCTCTATCTTTAATAAATTGTTTCTTTTGTTTATTAAATTCAAGACTATATAATTCAAAACTTTTTCCATTTTGCCAATTTGGAGCAAGTTCACCACTTTTTCCATACATGGGATTGTTTTCACCTATTTTAGACTCAGATTGTTTTATTCTTACTGCTTTTGGGGTTATCATCCCTGTATGTGATTCTCTCATTTTTTGTCTTGCTTCTTCTGTTTGTTTTTTACCAAACATGGGATTATTTTCACCACTAAAATCTGCATGATTTTCTTTTATTTTTTGTCTTACTTCTTCTGGACATTTTTTACCATACATATAATTATTTTCACCACTAACAAATTGACTTTTCATACAACCACAAGATTTACAATCTTTATAAGATAAAGGTCTTTCCACAATTTGTTTACAAAAAGAACAATAAAATTCAGCATAACTTGTAGTATGGCCATTTTTATTTAATCTTGTTCCTAAATTTTTTAGTCTTTTCATATTATAATATTATCATAAATTATGATATTTGTAAAGAAATTTTATTATTTATACCGTTTGGTTTTTATATCTTTAGCATCAGTTAAAATTCCGTCCCCAATACCTTGAATTCCTCTTTGTTTGAATATTGGTGTGTATGAGTGCTTTCCAGCTATATTGCTATCTCCCGACATGTAACCCTTCTTATAAGTCTTTATTAACTCATCTGCCATCTCTTTCCATGATTTCACAACATCACTCACTTCCCCAGGTTTATTTGCTGAGAAGGCATTTGTATATGTAAAGTACGCTCCGAGATAATCGGCAGAAAAAGATAAGGAATTTGATGAACTTGGTATTGTGGTAATTGTATCTTCAAGACTGCCCAAAATGTACCGCTCCCCGTCATCTATGTGCTGTCTTATATCACTTGTACCTAAAGAATCTGTTGTTGTTGTACCAATGGAAAAGTTACCATAAGCTAACCGTAAAATTCTCTCAACACTGGTAGTCCCTGTGCTAAAGTAAAATGACATTTATTTCACCACATAACCGTTCACGTTTAAAAACGATGTGCCCCACATATTATATAAATTTATATTTAAAGCTGTACCTTCACTTGTTTTTAAAGGAGTGTTAAATGAAGCAGAAAATTTATCAACAGATGGTAGATTCATAGAATATAAAAAAGCTGTGCCATTCAACAAATCCACACCACAACCTGCTAAATTACTTGAAAAAGATAAGTCTGTAATAAATTGAACATCTCGTCCAGTTACAGGAATAACAGATAAACTCACAGTGCCACCAATAGCTGTCCCAACATTACCATGCCATTGTCGTTTCCAACTATCAGTTTCTTTGGAAAGAAAAATTTGGTCAAAAGTACGAGACATTTATATCAACCCCGTCCCAAAAAATATCCCTACAGCAGTTCCAGCAACACCTGCGTAAGTTCCGCCACCAACCATCCATATAGTTATAGACTTGTTGTGATCAAATGAAGTGCCATATGTGTGTGCTGTTGATTTATTCAATGCCGTTATAACATGTTGGGGAACTTTAATCAACCAGGAACCATCTACATTCTTGTCTCTTACAAGTTGTGTCCTGCCTACTCTGTAAATCCCAAACTGACTATTATCAATTACATCTGCCATTATTCATAACCTCCTTTATAAGTATAAATTTATTTTATCTTATTATGATGAAAAAAATGTTCCATATGTCTTCCATTTTGCATACTTTTACTTAAATCAGAAACAATATATTCTACTTTTCTCTTTCCTCTTTTTGCTTTTGGCTGTAACTCCTGTGGAAAAATTTCCACCCAACCTAATTTCTCATAATATTCAGCTTGTGTTTTAGCCAAATCAAAAACATCCCCTATTTGATGTCCACCATCAGGATATGTTATTGAGTAATGTTTGCAACGTACTAACATTGTCTATTGTTCCTCATAAAAATAAAACTTTGAGGACTCCACTCACTATTACATAGAGTCCTCAAAGAAATTAAAACTAAGTAATACAAGATTGCAATAAATATCCACAATCAGAACAAATTACCTTCTGAACATAGTTATTCACAACTCGAATCCAGTCACCCTCACGTTCATCATCACGCCAGGTCGTAACCTGCATGTTTCTTGAACTAAGAACAAATGTCCTTGCAAGAGTAATAGTATCCGATGGATTAACATAGGCAATTATACAATTCTTACCCCAAGCATATGCCATTGTTGGATTAAGCCCCTGAACAGCACTGTTATATATTGCAGGAGCAATAACAACTTCAAGATCCCACAAAGTCCCAGGAAGACCACCCTTAGTTAACGCATTTGGGTCTGTATACTTCCTCATTTCCTTTATTTGAGGATGATGAGCAAGATACTTCTCAACATGCGGAGGAATAAGTATTACATTAGGCATTCTTGCTGTCCTTGCTGTAATGGCTTCCTTACCCGTAGCAATATCATTCTCTGGATCACTATTAGTATAATCATCCCAAAGATTTGACGGAGTAACTATATGGTCTGGACTTGCAGCACTAATTCCACCAGTAATACCAGTCAACAGTATAGCTGCATCCAATTCTACGCCAAGCTTTATCTTCTCAGTTAAAAACTTGGTTGTATCTGCCTTTAGATTAAACACATCATCAGCATTATTCATAGCACGGTCAGTTACTATATCCTTAACCGCCCTTTCATAAGTTGTATATGTATCCTCATCATAAGACAATGAAGCTTCCTCAGCCGGAGCACCATCAGCCCTCTTAGGAGCACCAGAGAAGTAACCATCTCTCTTATACTTCCTAAACTTGTCACTTTCCTTTTTCACAGGAAAAAATGGAGCAAGTTTCTCCATAACAAATGAAGCATTTGTGTATTGAACCGCTATCTTGGACAAATGAACATTTGTTTTAATCTTGCCTGTCTGTATCGTAATAGACACTAAAAATCACCACCTTTCATTAATTTACTGTATTATTTTTAATAAACCTACTCTTAACTATCTCAACCTTGAACAACTGTCTAGGAGTTGTACATCTCTCCTTAGCAAATCCAAGTATAGGTTGATCTATCTGATAGTAAAAATTACCACCACCAAAAGCACCTGCATCCACCCCTAAAAGAACTGTACCTGATGCACCCAGAACAAGGAATGAGTTTGTTCCTGTCTCCCTCATAGAACCTGGTATAGCCTTATTTGTAAGAGGCCCCCTTGGTATAACATGTGTACCAATATCACCACCAGCAGCAATTGAGGCAATTGCTTCTGAAGTATAAGCACTACGAACAAATCCAGTAGTTCCATTACTATTGGTATAATCCAATATGACTGGATCACCCAAAGCTACTGTACCTGCTAGTGAGTTACGCATATTAATAACACCCTCAGTAGCTACAGTTACAAGATTACTCAAAGTACCATCATTAACTAAAATACCCCAAGGTATATCGGCAACAGCGTGCAAATACTCAGCAGCCTCGGCAGTACCTATGGAAGTCCTTACAACATGCCCTTCAAAACCATATGAAGTACTATTCCATTTTGCAGACCTTATTCCTTCTTTATTATCTCCTGTTGAAAATTGTGGCATTAAAAAATCACCCCCTTAAAAAATTATTATTTTTATAACTCTATCTTACCTTCTTTAACAAGAATTGAACAAGCCTCTTGATAAGTCATCTTATTATCCTTAGCATACTGCTCTACTTCCTTATCACTCAAATACTTCTTATTAGGATCAGTATTCTTCTCAATATGTGACTTCTCTTCAAAATTTACCCTAACCTCTGTAGGAATAGCCTCAAATATGTCTACAAGAACCTCCGTCATAGACATCTCCTTCTCATCCAATTTAATTGAAGCAAATTTCCCAGCAGAATCCTCCAACATTACCTTCTTTGCCTTTTCAACAACAGCGGGCCAAAAACCCTTAGAAATGAGATCGTCACAAATCTTTGTGACTTTCTCCTTCTTGAGGTCTACTTCCTTTTCAGACAGTTTCTTCTCCGCATCTTCCAACTTCTTGTTAATAGCCTCCGTCTCCTTAGTATGAGCATCAGTAAGTTTCTTCTCAACCTCAGCTATTGAAGCTTTATGAGAATCCTCCATAGTCTTCTTATCTTTTGTAAAAGAATCTGAAAGCTCTTGGAGTCTCCTCTCCATATCTTCTAATTTCTTTTCATCTGCCATATCCCCATCACCCCCCTCTTTTTTAAGATCACCTTCTTTTTTAGTGTCTTCCAATATAGTTTCTGTGGAATTCTGTTTTAAAATAGAATCCAAAAAACCAAAAAATTTCCTTTTTTCCTCTTCTAAAATAGGCATTATTCCACCCCCTTTTATAACCTATAAATATATTTTACTACAAAAAAACAAAAAAAATAAAGGATTTCTTTA